AATGTTCCAATTTCAAGATTAGAACCACAACAAGGTGGATTAATTGGTATTGGTAAAACATCAGAAGTTACCCGAGATGAAGTAAAGTTTACAAAATTCATCATTCGTTTACGCAACAAATTTTCACAAATATTTGACAATGCCCTTCGTATTCAATTGGTCTTAAAAGGCATTTGTACTTCTGAAGAATGGGATTATTTTAAGGAAGACATTTACTACAATTATATCAAAGACAACAACTTCACAGAAATGCGTGATGCTGAACTGTTGAGAGAAAGAGTGAATCTGTTGTCGGTTGTAGATCCATATCTTGGCAGATATTATTCATCTTCTTGGGTTAAAAAACATGTTCTTCAAATGTCCGATGAAGACATTGAAAAAATGAAAACTGAAATGGAAAAAGAATCAAAAGAGGGTATTGGTGGTCCAGTAATGCCAGCACCAGGCCAACAACCGGACATTTCAGAAGAACAATATCCACCAGAAGATAATACAGCAGAAAATGGATCTGCTGAATCATTGACACCGATGTTAGACGCAGAAGTGGAAAAATATTCGTCTATACTAAATAAGCGTTAACGGAGAAATAATATGGAATTAAAAGATTTTTTAAATAATGTTGCAACTGGAAATGCTATTGAAGCAAAAAATGTTTTAAATGATTATCTTTCAGCAAAGGCCTTTGCAGCTTTAGAAGACAAAAAAGTTGAAATTGCACAATCATTGTTTAACGCCAATGGTGATGAAAATATGGAAGTGCAAGTACAAGACACGGAAAACACAGAACAAACTGAAGAATGAAATCGCTACAATCTTTTAGAGAATCACCAACAGTTGTTATAGAAGAATCGGATTATTCTAAATTCGATGCTCTCGTTCGAGCAGGATTGGCAAACAAAGCTCAAATGCAAAGAATTCATCGCATTTTGGATAAAATGCAAGATGAAAAACCACAATTTAATAATGCTGATCGTGCTATTTTGCAAAATTTGTTCAATAAAATGGTAGATTTAATTACTACCGACAAACAAATTTTCCAAAAAGCAAAACAAAGTGTCAAAGAAGAAACGGAATTGGAAGAAAAAGTTGTAGATGCCGCAACATCGGATTATATTATTGGACCATCAGGTCGCAAAGTCAGAGCTCATAGATTTAAAGTGGGCGAAAAAATTAATAAAGATAAAGAAGATAGCGAAGAAAACATAAAAGAAGCGACAGAACTTGCTGGCGATCCACCTTTTGTTTTGGTTTTAAAAAGAAAAGCCATACGCTATTATCCAAATGACACAAAGATAGCTTTATACTACAACGATAAATTAGACAAATATTTTTCTATACCCTATGGACCAAGTGTCAATTCTCCAATTCAGGCAGAAGAAAATCAATTAGATGAGAAGATTGTGAAAGTTGGTGACAAGTATCGTTTAGTTTCTAAAAAAACAGGTAGAAATTTAGGAACATATGGCACCAAAGAACAAGCCATAAAAAGAGAAGGCCAAGTTCAGTTCTTTAAACATCACGGCGAAGAAGTAGAGTATGTTGAAGAAGCTGTGATGGATCAGTTACATAAAATTGTTAGCGATAAACAATCTCAAAAAGTTAAATTTGGAAATGGCGAAACACGAACAGTAGATCATTTTACAGCTTCTGCTGTTACACAAGTACATAAAGCTTTGAATGACGAAAATAAAAAGAAGTTTGCGGATATGGTACATAAATCTCCTGCACACTTAGCTAAAGCATCAGACTTTGCTTTTAAAAGAGCAAAATGAAATTTATCGATCTTATCATTGAGAGTAATTTTGAAGCCGCGAAAAAAGATTTGTTTTTTCGCCTAAGTAGTATTGTTGAAAAAAAATTAGAAGAAAAGAAACAAGAACTCGCGCAATCTGTTTTTGGTGAAGCAGTTAAACGAAATCCAAATATTGTGCGGATGGGTAGAATACAAAAAATTAGAAGAAGAATTCGCAGAAATGCAAAAGGTAGAATAGTAGTACAAAGAAATGTAAAACGATCAGGCATAAAGGGTTATAGAATTTCAGGCAACACAGTTAGAAGAATACCTGCTGCTGCAAGATTAAAAAAAGCCAGATTGTTGAAACGTTCTTGGAAAACATCTAGAAGAGCTAAACTTCGCCGAACATTGTTAAAAAGAAAAATGTCAATGCGTAGGCGTGCTTCAATAGGATTAAGATAAAATGCCATACGAAATTGTTAACAGTTTAAGAGCAAAAAGTTTTGTCAGGGTTATTGGCAATACTGCTACAACCATCACACTATCCAATTTAGCTAGAGATTCGACTGAAATTGTTTCATCAGCTTCGGTTGCTCAAGCTTCTGGTGTTACTGATGGCGTCTGGAGAATATATCGAGGAGACAACACCAGTGGTGTGTTGATTTTAGAACTACCAGCTTTTTCTCATTATCAGTTTCAAGAATTTGATTGTATTATTGCAAACAATTCTACTTCAAATGTTCACATTACAAACTCAGGTACAGTAGGAACATTAGTTTTGCAATTGTCTAAATCTGCAACATATAGCCCAGCGTTGCCATAAGGAACAACTATGAAATTAATCAAAGAAGTTGTCGAGAGTGTTAAGTGTATTACAGAAAACACCGAAGACGGTAAGAAAAAACTTTTCATTGAAGGTACATTTCTTGTTGGCGATAAAGTAAATAAAAACAATCGCATGTATAAAATGGATACTTTAAGAAATGAAGTTACCAGATATACAAAAGAACTCATCGAATCCAATCGCGCTTTGGGCGAATTAGGACATCCAGATACTCCATCTATTAACTTAGATCGAGCATGTATTAAAATTTTGTCTTTGAGTGAAGACGGCAATACTTTCAGAGGCAAGGCTCTTGTTTTAGAAACACCTTATGGCCAAATTGTTAAAAATCTAATCGATAGTGATGTAAATCTTGGAGTGTCATCTAGAGCCTTAGGTTCTTTAGTTATGACTAAAGAAGGTTATAACTTAGTGCAAGACGATTTGCGCCTTGCAACTGCGGCTGATGTTGTTGCTGACCCCTCTGCGCCTGGCGCCTTTGTGCAAGGTATTATGGAAAATAAAGAGTGGATGATGATAGAAGGCAAATTCGTAGAAATGGATTTCGATAGAGCCAAAACTCAAATTAAAAGAGCCTCTAAAAACCAATTAGAAGATGTTGCTCTAAAACTATTCGAAAATTACCTCAGAAAACTTTAATTTTATAAATAAGATATCATAAGGAGATTCCTAATGGCAACAAATAAACTCATGGAAGCCGCGGCAGAAATTCTCGCTTCAAGTAAGAAGTCTGCTCCAGCTATGCCTCCAGAAAAAGCAGCTGGTGATGTACAAGACTTGGGCGGTCCAACACCACAAAACTACAAGCCCGATGATGATTCGGCTAAACTCAATTTAGCTAAAAATGCAGACACATCTGCAAAGAATCAAGCATCTATCAAGGCAAAGCCTTCTAACGCTTCTGGTGACACTCAACTGCATTTGGGTGGCGGACAAAAAACCATGGGCGAAGAAGAACAATCTGAAGAAGATGTTATTGCCGAAACTTCTCATATGAAGAAAGAAGAAATGAAGAAGAAGATGAAAGAGGATATGGATTCTCTCTTTTCTGACGATTCTTCAATTTCAGAAGAATTCAAAGTTAAAGCAGCTACAGTTTTTGAAGCTCGCGTCTTAGATCGCGTACAGCAGATCGAAGAAGAAATCGAGTCAAAGTATGCTAGCATGCTTGAAGAAGCCGTCAACTCTATCAAAGAAGAACTTACCGAGAAAGTTGACGATTATCTGAACTATGTTGTAGAGCAGTGGATGGCCGATAATGAAATTGCCATCGAATCTGGTTTACGCGCCGAACTGACTGAAGATTTCATTACTGGATTACGCAATCTGTTTGCCGAGCATTACATCAATGTTCCTGAAGACAAGGTTGATCTGGTAGATGAACTCGCCACCAAGGTCGAAGAACTTGAAAATGATCTCAACGAAGAAATTGAGATGAATGTCAAGTATAGAAAAGCCCTTGTTGAAGCAGTCAAATCCGAAATTACTCGTGAGGTTTGCGAAAATTTGACGGACACACAAGCTGAAAAAATCAAATCACTTGCAGAGAGTGTTGAATTCTCCACAGAGGACGAATACAAACAAAAGCTTGAAACAATCCGTGAAAATTATTTCCCATCTGGCGTTAAGAAGGCTGATGAGTCGCAACTCCATGAAAAGGTAGAAGATACTGATGAAAAGAAAGTGATCGCTGATCCTTTCGTTGCCGCAGTATCTCAAGCAATTTCGAAAACTAAAATTTAAAAACTAAGGAGAAAAATAAATGTATTTGTCCGAAAATCTTCAAAAGAAATGGGAAGGCGTTCTGGATCATCCAGATCTGCCTTCTATTAAGGATCCATATCGTAAGGCTGTAACAGCTGTTGTTCTGGAAAACCAGGCTACAGAAATGGTTAAGGCCGGCATGATTACAGAAACTGGATATCCTACAAACCACGCTGAAACTGGTGGTTTCGGTGGCGGCGCTGCTGCTGCAGGTCCTGTTGCTGGTTTCGACCCAATCCTGATCTCTCTGGTTCGCCGTTCGCTTCCTAACCTGATCGCTTATGATGTTGCTGGTGTTCAGCCAATGACTGGTCCTACAGGCTTGATCTTTGCGATGCGTACACGCTACAGCGATCAAGCTGGTACAGAAGCCTTCTATAATGAGGCCAACACCGGATTCTCTGGTCTGGGAACCGCTCAAACTTCTCTTGCAGTTGGTGGTACACCTCCAACCGATGTGTTCACATCTAACGCTGCTCCTGTTGCCGCCATGTCTACTGGCCGCGCTGAAGCTCTGGGTGATGGCG